CAAGACGTCTGTATCTAAATGTACTGGTGAGGATATTTGATCTTGGTCTATTCTTAAAATATGATAACCACTTTTTCTATCTACTACTCTCGTCTTTATGCTAGTTCGAGTTCCATAAATTGAGTTTACTGTTAAACCGAAAGCTTTAAGATTAGCTTCAACATTTAGTGCCATACCGACTTTTTCAATAACGGTATGGTGCTCTAAAACAGGTACTGGTGCTTCAGGGCTAATACGTTTAATCTCTCCTAGAATATATCTATCAACAGCTTTATCCCCTATTAATAATACTCGAAATTGCTTTGGTTGTTGAGTACTCATCTATTCTCTCAAAAAAATGTAATTGTTTCGCCCAGTCTGACCCTATTACAGTCTTACCCTTATAATCACCCCCTACTACCATATGATCTGGCCGAATCTTCATAACAAGTAAATCTAATTCTTCCTCGGAACCAAAAATAATTACTTCGTCAACCCATTTTGTAACTTCCAGCATTTTCTTTCTATACCAAGCAGTATTAATAGGTCTACCCTCGCCTTTAAGTAACCTAACTCTTTCATCGTTATCAATAGCTACGAATAACCTATCACCTAAAGACTTAGCATACTCTAATAAGGCCATATGCCCAGGGTGGAGTATATCAAATGTACCGTTTACGAATACACTAGTTGCCATGGGAGCTCACCTTTATATTTAACACTCATTTCTAAGTTGCCTTGCTTAAAAAACTCTTCTGTCACGGAACCCTCATTACCACCTAGTCTGTAATTTACAGTATGCTTACCTGTGCAGGCATAGTTTTTATGTTTTAATTCGTCTTTTATTATACCATAGAACCTACGATCAGCCCCCCAACCATAATCCCAAATGTGACCAAACTTTCTAATAAAATCTGTTTTAAAACAATAGCAGCTTGAATCTATTAAAAATGCCTGCTCGTTAACCCATGCAGGCCATCTACCTAAAGATTCACAATTGTCATCTAACAAGTATTTTTTATCCTTGTCATATATTTTTCTAAGTGAGTAAACCCAATCATAATTAAACTTATCTATAAGCTTAATCATATTCTCAACGTGTTCTATAGTAAACCAGTTATCTTGATCTAAAAATAATACATAGTCATGATCAATTAAATGACTAAAAGCAGCCATAATTCTATGGCCATAAAACCCATTACCACCTGTATTGTACGGTAGGTAACATGTTTTAAGATTATCATGTTTTAATTCATTAGTGATTTGTCGAACAGACTCGGCGTATTGTTCACCGTCACATATAATAAGATGATCTACTTTTATTGTTTGATTTTTAACAGACTGTATTGCGTCTTTAACATCAACTGCACCTGTTGTAGGGGTAATAACTAAAACTTTCATAATTTATTCTGTAAAAAACATATTAGGACTATTGGATTTTGTAGTTACCCATTTATTAAGTCTACTTTTTATAGTAGAACCTGAGCTAAGCTTAAAATGTTGAGTAACCGGTGCGCGAAATATTAAACCTTTACCTTTTGCACTGTCTTCGATTGAGTTAGATACACATATGAAATTCTTTTGGCCATTAACCGGCCAACATACTAACATGCCTGGCTTTTTAACATACATTTCGTAACATCGACCTAAATGAAACATAGGGCCTCCGTGCACACGATTCCTACGTAACTGTCTTACGTATGCTTGCGCTACCTGTTGTGATACAGTATAGAATTCATTTGATATACCTATATAGAAGACTTCAAAAGCTTTAAATTGAGAAATTAAAAACTTAAACAAACTTACGTCTTGTGGCCATAGGTATGCATCGTGCTCCATTATAAAGAGTTCTTGACCCTTACTCAACTTTAACATTAAGTTATAGTGACTAGCAAAACAGGCTTGCTCAAATACAGTTCTTTTTTTACTATCCCCATAGTAATAATCTACCGGTAAAGTATCGGGTGTTACACATTGTACTTGTTGTATGTTAATTAAATTTTTAACAGGTTCAAACGACTTAATACTAAATTCACTATGTGCTACTGAATCTATATTATTAAAATCTATTATCTGCTGTGCTTTTAATCCCATAAGCTTTCGTAATATTTTCCGAACAATCTAAAACCGTTTGTTATACGGTTCTGTATTACCTGTCTACCTTCTATATCCCATTCTCTATTTGTTTCGTTGTAAAAGGCGATATCCCATTCATCATTAAGTTTACATTCAAAAGCAAATATCATTTCCTCTATAACCCAATCCCAGCGAAGAAAATGATTATCATCTGTATCCCATTTATCTTTTTTAGCAGGTGCAGAGGTACTTTTTAAACTATCAGGTACATCGTCGTCATCTACTAAAGGGGCTCCATGCTTTTGTTTTTGTAAAAGCCTTAACATAGGTAGAACTATAAGTGATAATGTATGATCCATTGACCAGACATCATAATTATCTATTTTAATAAATGTAGTGCGCTTTTTTTTACTATGAAACCATTGACATAATTTACTAAGCCAGGATTCTTGCTCATCCCCTGCCAGCCACGCGCCAAAATTATGTACGCGGTCATCTTTATCTTTATCCAGCCAAAATAAAAGTAGTTCTGCTATCTGATACGGGCCAAGCCAATTACTATAAGGACCTATGTATACTTTCATTTCTCTTCTCTAAAGTTAAATTTACTAATTTTATAGTACCGCCTTCTTCAGGTATAAACTTTATTACGTCATCTACCTGCCAATTGTTTTCTTGTAAAAAAGCATCTGAAAATTGTAAACATTTTTCTTCGGGGTTATCTTCACAATCCACAACAGGTAGTGTATAGGTCTTCATAGTAGGCTATGCATCCTCTCTTCTCTCTTACCAAATATAACACCTTTAGTGTCTTCTATATCAATAGCTTTAAGTAAATTTTTTATCGTCTGATCAAAGTCGCCCGTATGGTAAATAGAAAGACCTTGCTTAAAAGCCCATTCTTCTACATTTGATCTTTTATCATCAATTAAGATGTAGCCAGGTTTAGCCCAGTTCTTTTTATCCCTACTGTACGGGCCAAAGTTAACTTTCATACCCGGGTAATACTTATTAATCCAATCGATCTTGTCCTGGCCTGCAGTAGCTAAAGTAGTTACTCTTGGTATAGCAGTAAGGAACTCAACGTCAAAGCGGGTTGAGAAACTTTTAGCAAGAGCTACTAATTTTGTCGACTCGTCAATTAGAGGCAGCTTTAAATAAAAGTTTTCTACAGCTTGTAGCCGACCCCATTCGTCATCATTGAGATCTCTACCTTCCCAACCTACCTCTCTACCTATAAGGTCAGAAGCGAACTTATTAAAGTCCGCAACTACCCCGTCCATATCAATATATATTTTTCGTCTATTCATTTTCTAACTCTTTAAGTCTATCATCGCGTGTTTTACGTTTTGAATCGGCGTTATATGTTAACCTACGACCTTCTTCTAGAGAAAGTTTAAGCATTACATACGCCCGGTAATGGCTACCTTCTCGCATTACTTTTAAATTTTCCCTACGATAAAACCCTAGTTTTTGCTCTGTGCGGGTTTTAGAAACGCGATCGATTTCTCGCTCAACATCTTTTACACCATAACCAGATTCAAGAGCTGATTCCCGAGTAATGGAATCTACCTTTACCCCTAGTTTATTAGCAAGTTGAATTTTAGCATTCAAAGTAGCTTTATCGATAGCAAACTGCATATCCTTAGATACATCAGTTGCCGTTACAGTTAACTCTGTATTATTATCTATTTCCTTCTCTAGGAACCATACAGGTACCTCATTACTTTTTGAAGCTGTTATCTCTACCATCTTATCATCTTTATTACCTAGACCCGGTATAGACGAACATCCCCAAGTTATAACACCAATACTACAAGCTATAATGTAAGTAAACATACGTTTCATTTCTCACTCCGTTTAATAATAAAGTTATGTTGTACAATTTTACGTTCTTGTACAGGTATAGAATTAACTAATTCTTTAAAAGTATTTTTACTAACATCCCTGTAGTCAATATCCTGTCTACGTTTTGTAAATAAAAACAATAACGTTTCATTAGATAAATTATCTTTTTTATCTAATGAAGCGGTTATATTTGAAGGTAATTCAAATCTATCATCAACTAAGGCCTCGTTATTATACTCGTTGGGGTATAACATGTCAACACCTTTTTTATGCATATTAAAAATATACATATAAAGAGGTTCCCCGACCTTTATATCTGCAGAAAATTTATCACCTACCATATACATGCGTTTTGACTTAACTGACGCGTTAAGCTGCCGGTAGGGTTCTATTTCAGTCTTTACTTCTACGTAACATGTATCTTTATCCGATCTTTTTACTCTATCAATAATAGAAGTAACTTTACCGGATGATGTAAAGATTATATCCTTGATATAGTTCTTTTTTCTTTTTCATTATTAAAAGAGTGCTCGCCCATACCGTACGAAACTTCTATGGCGTTAGCTGATGATATAAAGAGTAAAGGAATTAATAATTTTTTCATCGTGACCTAACCGGTACTGGTACTAACTTACATTCTAGTTCCATAGTCTGATAGACATCAAAAACGTAAACGTGAGTTACAGGTACATAGTAGCATTGCTGATCATATGTATACTGCTGCGGTATAGGTGCTGTAGCTACTACCGCAGCAGTAGCTATAGAAACTGCCTTTGAAATTATAAATGGCATATTACTGCACGCACGTCATCACTTCATTACGAACATAACCTGTAAGAGGGTCACGCACTGGTACTAAGCAATTGTAGGTCTGCTGCATTAACCCTGGAGTATGATAAATTGTTCTAGGAGGTATTGTAGCATAACCACCAGGTCCATATACCTGCGGTGGCATAACCATCGGACCTGCAACCGCTTGCCTATTTAAAATAGTGCCCGCTAAAAAACCACCTAAAGCTGGTAAAATCCAGTCACTCGCAAATGCATTTACTGTGATAAGCGATAACGTAACAACTACGATTAATTTTTTCATTTTAATCCCCTTTTCTCTAATATAACCATATTATAAGGTAGCTACTACCAAAAATCAACTACTGCTTAATTTACGTAACGCATCCTTACGCATTAGGTGTAATCGATTAGGTGTTTCTATTTTATAAACCGTAACGTATTCAATACCTTCTACTAATTTAACGTTACTATAGTCATTACATACCCACTTCTCTTGATTAAGCGGGTTAATTAGGTTAACAGGATTCTTTTTCATGAAGATTTTATCCCAATTGTTACTAAACTTATCTTTAGTAACTGAGTAAGGTCTTGGCTTAGAACCTTTACCAGCTTCCCTAGACATTATAATGTAGCTAGTTGAATACCGGAACCAAAAGCGCTATTATACTGATTATAAAGTTCAGTAACAGGTTTTTCTTTCCATATTATACTTTGTGTATTTACTGTGATGGCATGATCTTCAGTATATACCGCATATGGATACATCCCCATCATGGGTTGTTCTGAGTTAGTCCGAGAAGGAACTATTTGAAGTAAGCAAGGGTTTCTGATAACAATATTAGGGTTATTAGGGTCGTTATCTTTTTCAACCACATCACCGATTATTTCTTCACCTGACATTAATTTTAGAATTTGTATCATTTAAAAGTCTTTCAATATATTCATGAGCACTGTCTTCACAGTAAAACATTTTTGTATGGTGTTCTATTGTACGGGCATTAAAACAAAAAATCAATATTTGATCATCAAAGGAACTGGCCTTTACGAGCCAGTCCCCTAACATTACAGTAGGTAATGTTACGTAGTACATACTATGAGGTAATATCTTCTGTTAAGAGTTGCTTGTTGGATTTAGTAGCGACAACATCATCATCGCTCTTTACCTCAATCTTACGTGGTTTTTTGTGCTCAGGAATAATTCTTTCCAAAGCAATTTTTAACATACCATTTAAAATTGCAGCGTCTTTAATTTCGATTTGATCATCAATAGCAAAAGTGCGAGTAAACGCGCGATTTGCAATACCCTTGAAAAGGAAATTATCATCGGCCTCATCTTTTGAAGTGCCTTTGATAACAACTTTATTATCTTCCAGAGTAATTTCAATATCTGACTTAGAAAAACCTGCTACCGCCAATTCAATAACGTATTTACTATCCTCTACTTTGCGGATATTGTATGGTGGATAATTAGGTATGTTTTTTGTAAGCTCATCATGCATCTTAGCAATGCGATTAAATTGATCATCAAAACCTACAAAGAATTTATCAAAGTCTTTAGGTAAGGTTGGTAAGAAGTAAGTCATTATTTTACCTCCTTAGCAAAAACTTTTTCTACTACAGCTTTGGATGCTGAGCCAGTAATTTCAAAATAAGATTTAGCAATCTGTTTTGTAAACTTAGATTGAGCTTCAACAAAGTCAATTAATGGTTTACGAACAGAATCTTCTTTGATGAAAGTTTGAAGCCAAGTTGTCTTGGCTGATTGAATGGCGTCGATTGCCATGTCTGCGATATAATACATTTGTTCTCCTTGTTAAGCGAGTAATAAAATCTTACCCGTACGGCGTAAGAGGGCAGTTTAACTTCTTACCAACCTTACCTAAAGACTTTGATAAATTCTTTGTAGGTTTTGATGATCAATTTAA